GTTGCACAAGGAAGTGAACTACAGTTTTGGTTAGGATGATAGTAAGCATTGTAACAAGGATCTCCAGGATTGCAAGCCATTTTATAATTAGTTTAAAAAGATTAAGGAATATACATAATATAATATGCAGCTATGACAGGTTGAATATTTGCGTGAGCTGCTCCACCACCTGTATTAGCATTTGTAACACTTGTACTTACGTCAACAGTAAGACTAACACTACTTGTAGTTTTAACATTTGATGAAACTTGACTACCAATTACATTTGAACCATCTCCAGCACCTTTATTTAAATAACTAATAGTATGACTATGAGGATTTGGAGATATAGTACCAACAGATGTAGCAGTTGCACTATGTGAGTGAGAAGGCATCTGTGATGCAATAAGCGTCACTGTATTTGCTCCAGCTGTATTAAATATTGCATAGTTTGGATTACCAGGATTTGCAGGATTAACTGCAGCATCTAATGGACCACCTGGAACATTTTGAATAGCTCCAACAGCAACACGTCCTCTTCTATCAGGAGTGCCATTTAAGCCATTGCATAGATTTACCTTATAGAATCCAGCAGAATTTAAGCCTGCACCTGTTCCATCAAAGTTAGTTAATGGTCCATAGTATTCATATGCTACATATGGAACCATTTTTAAATTTTGTTGGTTTGAACCACCACCACTTTGACTAGCTAAATAAGCTGCAATCAAAGCATCTAAGTCTGCTAGCTTAACATAGTTTGTATCTACATCAAGTGTAAGAGCAGCAAGATCAGCTACTGTTGTACAAAGCTTTGTTATAACAGCTTGTAAAACATCATGAGTGTCAGAAGAAGCTGTTACTCCTGTAAGACAACCAATTGTGTAATTAGCATTAAGTATAGCTAGTGTATTATTAATAGCTACAATCTGTGCTTGTAAATTACATTCTCCTTTAGAAAGAGCTATGATCCACTCTCTAGATGTATGAGTTAAACCTGCTGTAAGATAACTAGTAACTAATGCACATACATCTCCTGCACTAAGAGTGATGGCATCTCCTGTACCATCTAATAAAGGAACTAACGCATTCATTATAGCTTGTTCAACAGAAACTAAATTGTCTCCTGTTTCAACACCTAATGCAGGATAGTTTATACCTGTATATCTGACACACTCATCAGATACTGTCTGAACACATCCATTATAACAACTTTCGCAAGACATGGTTTAATTTATTTATTAATTAACACTTTAACTCTACTTACCACCTGAGATGTAGTGGGAAGTCCACACACCATAGCATAGTTAGGAGTACAAAGTCTATATGTTAATATTTGTTTGTAATGTAATAAATCATCAATTATCTCTCCAGGAATATAATTGTTCATGGAGAAGATAATATTATTATACTGGCGATTTGCCCAGTAAGTTAATCTTTCATCAATTTGTAATAGTGTAGCAGGGATGCTAGCATCAACTACACAATCTGTTAATCTTGGTGATAACATCTTTTATTCTTTTTGTAGCGTTTTTAAGTTTGTTGTTGCATGCTGAGCATAGGCCATTAATCAATTGACAGCCACAGCCCACCTTCATACCACATCCTCTACAGTTTGCCATATTAAGGGAAATTAATTACATAGTTGTTTCCTGTACAACCACATTGGTTTGCAATAAAATAATCCAATTGTCTATTGGCTTGGACATATAATTTATTGGCTGTATCAATAGCACAGTTATTAGCTGCTGCTATAGAGCCTTGAATCATATACCAAATACTATTCAATACTACTTTTGACTGGGTTCTTATAGCTGAATCACATTCCATCATGTCAAGCTTCATAAATGCACTATCAAACTTTTCTTGAATAAGTTCAGTACGCATAATGTTCTTCTCTACAAAGTTTGTAGTAGCTGGGGCAACTGAATATTTCATGAAATAAATTCCATCAGGCAATGGTGTCACTGCTGGGAATGGACTTAATCCTAAAATAATTGAGTTGTAAACATTAAAGCTATTCACATTGAATGGAATAGAAACAGGTGTAGGAAAACCAGGAACAGTAATTTGCATAGTAGGAGCACTAACATTAGGTGGATCTGTATCATAAACAGATATATCAGCCACACCAAGTGTTTGTGTGTTATATGTGTTGATTACTAAAAAATCTAATATCATGGTTTTTTATAATAAAAATGCCAGAGGATTTGAGATATCCTCTCACCCTCTGGCATAGGTTAATATGATGCTACTTTTATTCTTAAGGAATCAAAGTAGTTGTTGTTGAAGTACTAGGCCATACAGTAGTTGTAGTGCTAGTAGTTGTGATACAAGCAGTATCTCCAGCTACAGCTCCTAAAGCAGCTACTAATATAGCTTCAATTCCAGATGTTTGATTCTCAGGAACAGCAATAATTACCATGCTATCTTCCATAATGTAATCACCCCATTGGTAAGCACTCTTATCATACTCATTGAATTTGATATAGTACAAATCATAGATCTGACCATCAGTTACCCAAGACTCAAAGTTCTCGTTGTAACCATTCATTCTGTAGAGATGCTTCAAGTAACCAGCTTGGTAACTATAGAAGTTCTTCTCTAATTGTTGAACCTCAGCAGAAGTACCAACAGCATAGTTAGAACGTTGTGTAATTACAGGTTGAGCTACTCTATTACAAGGATCGTCAACAATGAAGTCAGCAGTTGTAGCTGGACCAGAGAAGATGAAAGTTCTAAAGTAGAATCTGTCATACTCAAAAGGGAATGCAGCAACGTCACAAGGTTGTCCATAAACAGTCAAAGGTTTACCAGTAATACGTAACAACGCAGATGAATCGTTACCAATTCTTTGGAATTGATAAAATTGATTTAAAGTGATGTTATCAGGGTTATTACCTGGAGCATCTAACTCTAAATGATAGATAAGATCATCAATTAAAGCAGGAACATCAACGTCTGTACAAGGATCATCACCACATCCAAGACATGGAGCATTAACTGTTACAGAACGAGTGAAACCATTGAAATACAATGTGTTTAAGTAGCTAGAGAAACCACGTAAAGTTAATGTTACAATCTCACCAGGTTTTACTGTGAAGTCAACTACATCAGTTACTTGATTCACTGGAGTAGGACAACCTAAAGATTTGTACCATTCAGTTACGTTTGTTTTACAAGAGTTACCACTAGGACATCCAGCAATTTTGTCTGAACGCTTAGAACCTTGTAAGTAGGTGTTAACTCTACCTTGAGCTACATAAAAATAAGGGGCAGCAGCAATGTTACCTGCTGTTGCAACAGAATAGTCATTTAGGAATATTCCTACTTGACCTGCTGTTAAGTCTTGTGTTGATCCAGAGCTAGGTAATGTATTTCCTACTGGTACAACAAAGAGGGTGGTTAGGGAAAAATCAGCCATTTTGCTTTATATTTAATTGTTAAAAATTATTCGTTTGTTTGTATTCTGTAAATTGAGCTTTGAACAGCACTTTGGTTTTCTGTATACATAGCCAAGTTTTGTACTGTAAGATCTAATAGTTCATCTTCTAGGTATAGTTCAAGTTCGCAATCCTGATCGAATGATGGTAATCCATCAAGCATGATATATCCTGCCTTATTTATATATTGAGGATATCTCATGTAAGACATATATATATCCTTAGGTATAAACGTACCATCTGTAAATATAGAGATCTCATCAGAAGATATAAAGTTGAATGTCTCTTGATATTCAAAAGAGGGTTTATAGTGAGTGTTGTTTAAGCAAAACTGTAAGTCACCATGCTTAGCCAAGTCTCTATTAATCCATACCTTTCTATCTGTACATCTTCCTTTATCAGCTAATATATAACTATCTATGTAGAACATGTACTGAGGTACAAGGAGATGAACGTTTGCAAACCATTGATTTAGTTCAGCATTCTTCAATGCTAGGGTAAGTGGTTGGTGATTGTAAGGCTGTACAAGACTTTGTAAGTCTTCATAACGCTTCTTAAACGCATCCATACCTAATCCAGAAACTGTACTAAACCCATCAACTTTTTGCTTTATCAATTTGATTTGAGCTTCATTCAGTGCTAGAATTTTATCTTCTACAGGAATCTCTTGATGCTCGTTAGTGGATAGTTTATTTAGTTTCTGATCAATCTTATATAATAAACTATCTACTGGGATCATATTGCAGCTATTTTTTTACCTTTCAATTTACCTTCTAAAATTAATAATTGGTCTTGGTTATCTTCATCTGCTAAGAACTTCACTAAATCATCTTCGTCTTTAGCTATCTCAAACTCACCTTCATAAATCTTACCATTAGGTTTAGCTCTATATACTGAGTGAGCAACAGCTTGTTTAACCAAGTCTTTAATATGGAGTAAGTTTTCTTTCATATCTGCAAATCTGTTGAATACCTCAATTGGATTCAAACCTTGATATCTGCCATTCTTGAATTCAGTTTGTTTCAATAGGTTATCCACCTGATTGTAAACTGCTTCTTCTTTGGAATCATCTGACACTGGAAGACCAAGTAGACGAGCCACTTTCTTCTTCTTCTCAGGAGTCATACTATCAAACTTGACAATTGCTTTGTTGATAAGTTGTTTCTTCTTAAACATTACCTTGTTCTCAATATCATCATCAGCAACATAGTACTGAATATCAGCAGGGAATTCACCTCTCTCCCAAGCTTGGTAGCTAGAAGCAATTGTTGGATGAACTCTTAACCATGAGAATGCTAATTCTTGTAATGGTAATGTAAAGTCAAAATAGTTATCACCATCTAGTAACTTTACTGGTTGAACGTGCAAAGAATCATCAACAGAAGTTGATAAGCCATAGTTCCAGAACTGAGAACGAGGACTTAAGTCAGCATTTAAAGCTGCTTGAAGTTTATCTCTTAACTCTGTTACTCTTTCAATCTCCATCTCCTTTTCTAAAGGATCTTGGATTCTTTTGATGTAACTAGCGTTAGGATCTAAGCCTGTTCTATACTGACCATCTAATTCTTTGTAAGGATATTTAAAAACTCCTGTACCAGGAATTCTTGTGTATCCTCTTGCTGCAAGTCCACCTTGCATCGTTTGCAATTGCGAGTTGTTGTACTCTTTCTTAATAGTAGAGATTTTTCCTATCTTACCCATATGTAGTTGTTTTTGTTTGGTTTATTTGCAGATGGTTCCCATCGAAGGGAACACTGTACAGCATTTACTTGTACATGTCCATCTGTGATTTAGAAGACTCCCCCACTGGGAGAGTGGGGGGAATGTCTTCTTAGTTTTTTGCGAAACACCATTGGTGTCAGTCTAAGGATACTATCCTTAAAGGGGCATTTATTAGAATTGAGGAATCTCTTCAATCAATACTGTACGAGATAAATCTTCGATAAATACATCACAACGATCTTTCATCCAAATCTCATATCCAGGGAATTTATTTGCAGAACTCATACCTTGAGACTTAGCAAAGCCTAAGTGGTGACGAGTACCATCGATATAACCCCAAGTCATAGAAGGTGCACCCTTCATACGTACTTCACGAATATTATTGATCATAGAACCATCAGACATTGGAGATACATCAAACACCATAAATACTGGAGTTGATTTCTTGTTTTGTCCAAATTCTAAATTTGTTTGAGGTAAGTCTAATTCTTTCAAGTGAATTAATTCAACACGACCAGTCTCACGAGTTACCATTGCATCGAATGCAAAGTTGTAAGTGATATGTTGACCTTCACCTTGCATGTATCTGTTACCAGAATCAGCCATGAAAGTAAGACCAGAATTCAAAGCATCTGTTTTTAAAGCTTGTTGGAATACATCAAAGCCAGCTTCATTAGTGTACATTTTAACACGTCTGTCTTTAACATCCACACGTCTGTAGAATAAGTCACCAAATACAGAACGAATTAAGTTCGCAGTGAACTCACCTCTGTTGTACTGTACTAAGTTACCATTGTTACGCATTCTGTGGTATACACCAGCAGATGTACGCTTTAAGTTTTGTTGAGAACCATTAGTTTTTACAGTTCCAGGACGAGCCCAGATCATACGCTTAACTTTTAATTCTAACATAGACTTACGCATCCAGAACTCAATAAATGGTTCCCACTTAACATCGTTACGAGTTAAAGGTAATTGGTTACGTCTTTGAGGAGCATATACTAAGATGTCTAAAGGTTTGCCAGAAGCATCTCTCATCATCTTGTCATCAGCCCACTCAGTGATTTTGTGCTCATAACCATATGCAGAACCTAAAGATTCAAACATAGTGATTTGCTCACCTAAACGAGGAAGACCTAATAAGTCTTGGTCGAATTCACCAATCGCAGCATCAACTAACTCTAATTCCACACCCACTTGCAAGAAGATAGGGCTTACGAAATCTACAGTTGGGTTGTCACTCACTAAAGTGAAAGTGTATAAGAATCCAACGTTCCAAGGAACTGGATCTTTTACTACGTAAAAACGAGGACCATATTGACGTGTACCTACAGAGATAATTGCGTTCTTAGAAAATTCATTAGTATCAACAATTACTTGAAACTCTTGTCCATCAATACCAGGCTTGTTTAATTCCTGTGTAGAAGTTGGAACATCAATAAATTTTGGGAACTTGTAAGGTACTTGCACTTGCCATTTCCAAGCATCACTATTGTTATCGATATAGTAAGGAGTAGACTTGTTAATCATGTCTAAGAAGTCATTACTATAAAGAGAACTCTGAGTGTATAAGCTGATGATTTTCTTATCATAGTCAGCAGGCTCAGTTGAGTGAAAGCTCTCTAAATGGTTTGCGTCAGTCAATTTACCTACAGCACGCTTGTCCATAGAAGCTACTCTAGCATAGGTAAAACCAGTTAAACCTGGGATTGTTTGAATTGCCATTTGTTATTCTTTTTTAATTTTTGTTATATAAATTGTTTATTTAAACCAAGAAGTGGATTGTGTAACTGGTTTAGATTTCACTGAACTCTTCTGGGCTTGTCTGGCAACTTCACCAAATAATTCATTAGACTTTTTGGTGATACCTGTCTTTTGAATAGTTGATAATGTAGGATCTTTCTCCATTATCTTCATTAGCAACGCAAGCTTTACTTTTGTTGCATGATTCTCAGGACGTTTCAGCTCCAGAATTGTACGATCAAAATCAGTGAGAGTCTCACCTGAATTTGTTTTGTACTTGTCTGTTACTAGGAAATCTTGTAGTTCACCAGCTAATTTAGTGTTAATTGGTATGCCATCAAATTCTTTAGCTTTTATTTTCTCTTGTAAAACATTGTTTACATTTTGATAATATTGCTGTTTGATAGCTTGTTGTTGTTGTAATTGGGCCTCTCTTTCTTGCTCCATTTGTTGGAGCTTTTGGCCTTCTTTCTTTATTAGGACTTTATGGTGTTTCGTAGCAACACTTTCTAGGTCACCATAATTTTTTAATCTTTCAACTTCTGTTGTAACATCTTCAGGCTCAAATCCTTGATCAGTCAAAGCTTGTTTAATAACAGCTATTTGATTGTTCTCTTGAGTTAAGTCCATATCAGAGAAAGATTTGATTTGGTTAAATGCACCAAAGTAATCTTCAGGTTTTACACCTTTTACATATATGGCATCAAATGCTTTTTGATAATCTTCTCCAAACTGACCAATGAAGTTATCTACAATTTCAATAGCTCCTTTCTTCTTCTCTGCTTGGAACTTTTCCAAGAAAGCTTCAGGAGTATCTATTGTAACGTCTTCCTCATCTTCTTCTTTTGAGAATACACCTAGTTTGAAAAGATCTCTTGATAATGCAGTGAATTGACTCGTAGGAGTTTCTTCACCTTCTTCATTATCATCTTTACTATCTTCTTGATTATCAGCATTTTGTACAGCTTTCTTAGCTGGTGCAGCTGCTGGTTCATCATTTGTTTCTTCCTCGCTTTCTTCATTGTCTTCACCATATAAGAAACTTTGAATATCCTTTGTAGGATTTTCATCTTTCTTTTCAGGTTCTGGTTCTGAAGCAGCTGGTTGTTTAGAAGTAGTTTTCTTTGTTGGAGCAGGAGCAGGTGCAGGTTCATTATTAATGTCCTGAATATCATCAGGGCTAGAAGTTGCACTTTCAGGGGACAATAAGTCATTTAATAACTCTTGACTACCCATTCCCATGTCCATAGTATCTTGAATACTAAAGTTGCCCAGTTGGGGCATATCTAGATTTTCAGCCATATGTAGTTGTATTTATTTGGTTTTCAATGTAAAAGTATATCAAGTTAAATTAATAGCAAAGAGGCAAGCCTCTATATAGATCATTATTCAATATAATATAGCATTAATGTTTTTTACTCTAATCTAATTTGTTAGTAAAATTGTCATTTATAAGTCTAAAGCTTCTGATTGGAGCCAAGTCAGTAAGGGTAACTTGTTGAACCTCAACTCCCCACTTCCTAGCTTCCACCCTAACCTTCTTTGTCAAAGTGTTGTCAAGTTCTGAATCTGTACATTCATCCATACTCATAGACATAATGACATTTTTGATGATGCTTTGAGACATATCTGACAGAGCATCCTGGGCATCAAATACCTCAAGAAGAAATATCTTGACATCAGCTATCTTATATTTAATGACTCCTTTCACTACAATGTTCTGCTTGTCTTTAGTATATAAAGATTGGGCATCTAAACTGAGAGTTGTGACAACCACATGTTGGTCAATCACTTCATCAAATAGAGGCATCTTGAAATGTATTCCAGGTTTGAGTACTCTTTTAAAGATACCAAACCTGAGTAATACTGCTTCTTCATAGTCTCTAATAATGATAGCTGGTGTGAGTTGTAACCACCAATTGGTGATTATCTCTATCAGTTTATCAAACATATTTATTTAGTTTTCTTAGCTCTGCCCTTGGCATTCTCCTTGGCCACAGCTAAATCATTTGCTTGGTTTTCTCTAGCTATCTTTAACTTCTCTCTTTCTATTTCTAGTTTTTGAGAAGCTAATTGATTTTTACTTTGTACATCCATCATCTTAGCCTGATAGTCTCTTTCAGCTTTTGATTGAGCTAGGGCTAGTTTATCTATTTCTAAAACATCAGGGGTACCACTTGCGTCAATATCTGATAAAGGACCTGTTTTAGATTCAGCTGCAATAAGAGCAATCTCTTTCTTGTTTATTCTATCAAGCTCTGCTTGGTAGTTTTCATTAGCTATTTTCTCTTCAGATTGTTGTTGAGCTAATTGAATTTGAGCTTGAGCTTGTTGTTGTTGTTGCTCAAGTTCTTGTTGTTTTTGTTGTAACTGAGCATTCTGTAAAGCTTCTTGTCTGTCTTTCAACTTCTTAAAGACTTGCTTCATTTGTCTCATTGAGTTAGTACTGTAAAGCTCAATCACATCATGTAAGCTACCACCATTTTGGATGACAGCTTGAGATAATCCTCTAATCTCACTAAACATTTGTCTGTCTTCTGGTCTATTAGTTAAGAATACTTTAAGATCTCTGAAACGTAAATCTGTACCATTTACAGAAACAAACGCAGATTCTCCTTCATTAGTAATATAAGAAATAGTAGATTGTGGTTTAGCACTTTCTATATATAAAGCTGCGTCAACAATTGCTTGATACAATTGACCTAGTACATATTCATGAGCTACAAATAAAGGTTCTGTCTGAGCGTAAGATTGTGTAATAGCTGCATTAGTACCTGTAGCTGATTCACTAGCTTGTACAGATCCAAGTCTTTGTCTTGACATACCAATTAATTCCCAGCACTCATTCTTTATTTGTTGTGCTAGAGTATATCTTGCTTGGATTTCCTGTGTACGTGTAAGGTCAAGACTTGTAAATTGGTTGAAGCTAGATGGACTCTTTAAGTTCTCAGGACTATCATCAACAAATACTACACCTCTATTACGTGCTTCCATTTCCCAGATATCTAATGCATCTTGAGCATCACCATCTTTAGGAATAGGAATATGTCTTATAGACATTAACTGCACCTTACCTACTTCTTTCTCTAATAACTTATAAAGTTGATTCATACAAACATTATAAATTACTTGGAAAGGCTTCATCATATCCACTAAGCTCTTAGCTTCTGTGTTCTTAACTTCAAATGTTTGTCCAATGATTGGGCAATAAGGTAATAACTTATAAGGTTTAATATGATAGATGTCTGGACCAATCTTAATACCTTGGTACCATTGGTTAATCCATCCCCACTCTAATGAAATTTGTGTAGGAATATTATTAGACTTATAGTCTTCATCAACTAACATAGACTGTTCGTTGCCCATCTCATCTGTATATATAACTTTACCAATCTTCTTTTTACTAATCCAATATGCTCTTACCACCACATACTTATAACCAAATGAGCTTACATTAGATGTAAGTCCTAAGAAGTCTTTAAGACCATCATTGTTTTCTTTCATCTCAGACTCAATGATCATTCTAGTTTGTAGAACAAGAGGATCGTATGTATCATATTGAATAGAGTCATTACCTGGAACAGCATTAGGATTACCTAAGTTAGATTCACGTACATTGATTAATCCATAGTCTTGTAATGAACTACGTAAGTGATCAATCTCATCTTTAGTTAAGTCAGGAACTGATTCAATAATCTCAGATAGTTCTAATACCTGTACAGTACCAGCAGCATATGCTCCTTGATTTCTACCTGTAGGATCTGAAATATATTTTCTATCAGGAGTAGTTAAGAACCAGGTGTTTTTAGGGTTAGCTACCTCAATGTTAAAACCAGTTTTAGAATTGTCTTCGTATACATGGAAGAACTCTCTAGAAGAAATTAAAAGATCTCTAAATGCATCTTCAGATTTCTCCTTTAATACAAACTCAGCTTTCTCAGCAGTCAATACGTGGTTTGCCCATTTCTCTGCTACAGATGTATAATTGTCAAGTTCATCTTTTACTTGTTGTAATGTTTTCTCTTGTAACTCCTCATCTGTAATCTCCACTCCATCAAATGAAGCTTTTTCTAATATCTTTCTTTGTGCTTGAGAAACAACATAGTCTTGTAATAGTTGAGTTTTAAATTCTAACTCTTCAGACTTACTATCATCATCAAATGCTTTGACACGAAATGCATCAGGTCTTTTACTAATCTCTCCCACTAATTCATTAATAGGAGTGGTCATTATAGAATAATGTTTTACATAGGCAGGAAGTTCAAGATCTGCTGTAAGCACATCTGTGAAGCTTCTTACTTCTGGTTCTACAAAGAAATCCTCTCTTCTTAAAATACCCTTTACAAGATCATAGTTCTTTACAAATGTATCTCTAGCTTTAACATATTCAGCATATGCCTTATTGGCAAAGTAATCCATTGAATTCTTTATCCAGCTCTCATCCATCTTTTCCTTCTCAGTTTTAAACTGATCAGGGAAGATATTCAGATAAGCATATCTTATAGTTGCGTCTTTCGTGTATCTTATAATTGCCATTATGAAAACAATTTATTGCGTTTATATTTATTTTTTGTTTGTCCAAACATGTTGTTTCTAGAATCAGTGAAGAGTATGTTTCCTCTCTTCTTCTTAAACATAGAAGCAACTCTCTCATCTGATGTTCCACCTATCCTACCCATAATTGGGTCCATCTTTAAAGCCTGTGCTATGGCTAACTCTGCAGCTACAATTCTATCAAAGTTTCCTTGATCATTGTATTGAATGATTTCTTCAAGTAATACAGGATCAAATATCTTACTTACACCTAGCACTTCTCTTATCACTTCACCTGCTTCATTTGTTTCTTTAAAGATTGCAGCTTCCATATACTTCTTTAAACAAGTGTGAAGATAGTCAATTATCTTTGCAGCTGAACGATGTATACCATAGTCTCTTTTTACAGTGGTGTTTGGTACAATCTCCTTTAACCATTCAGGTTGTTTTTCTAGATAATGAGCATCTCCTTTAGCTTTCATATATTCAATAAAGGATATATCATCATTCTCACAAAGAGCTCGTGCATTATAATACTTTATAAGAAGTCTAGCTTGTTCTTCCCAAGTTTCTTTCTTATCAGGTCTTGCACAATACGAAGCTACGAACATATCTTGATATTTCTCACCACTAATTTCATGCATCCTTTTATAGATGTATACAGATCCAAGTGAAGTTGAATATGCAGACTTACCTTGTCTATATGGATCGACTCCTGCTACATACAATCCATAAGGTGGATTATCTATAGGGAATTCATATATAACTATAGGTGCTTCTTTTAGATCTGAGTTCTTTAGAGGAAAGTTAGAGATGGGTAGTTTATCTGTAAACTCATGAGCTATCTTCTCTCCATCATTAAACAATACAACAGGAGTTCCTGTTTTTTCTTGTTGTAACAATCTAGCTTTCTGTCTCTTAGCACTCTCAATATCAAATATATTTGTATCCTCATTTAGAAAGATATCATCCACTTCCTGAGGATAGTACATCTTTTCTTTTAGATAGGCTATACGATCACCAGCTTTCTTAAGTCTTTCTAAATCTCTATTAGTAATTTCTGTAGCCTTCTCTTCATTACTTACAAGCATTTTAACATTATGCAAATCAGATTTACCTGATATATTTAAATATGCTCCTAATGTAGAATCTTCCTTTGCCTCCATTCTATACTTATGTGAGATGAACAAACCATGTATACGTTTGTCATCTTTAGCATTGTTATATGTAAGGAAGTTAAAGTTATCTACGTCAAACATCAAGCTTTTAGCATCCATGAATTTCTTCATGTCACCACCAGTCCCAGTAAGTATGGGGCTACATCCCCAGCCATAGGGTGTAGTGAAACCTGGAATAGCAGCTTGTAAGCCTCGAAGGAAATTACCTTTACCAATCTCATCTATAATTAATTTACGTGGTTTTGTACCTGCAATAGCTTCTTCATTATTACCTTCATCAAGGTTACGTATTAGAATGGAAGAGAATGGGATACGTTCACCAGACTTGGTCTTTATACCTAGAGTCACTTGGTTCTTCCAGTTGTCCTCAATTCTCTGCCATCTCCAATACTCAGGAATGAAATTCAATCCTTTGTCAATCTTATCAGTAATCAGTTTAATATCTGGGGCATTTAAGCCTGCTATGATATTCTGACTGTTTTCATCAAAGGTTGCACCCCATGCAATATAGGATGCTTCAAGAACAGACTTGGCAAAACGTCTAATACCTAGAATGACTAAGCCCCTCTTTTCTTGTTGAGCTCTGTCAATTTCGTTCGTCACAAGCCATTCATTATCTCTCAATAGGGGATTAGAATATTTCTGTGCAATCCTCCCATAACTATCTATTATATCTACTTCTGTATGCCATATGTTAAGGTGCCAATATAAAAATGGGTTGATATATGTACCACCCATCATAGCTCCATTTAAGCATAACTCTCTGTGAAAGTCAAAGAATGGCTTACACTCCTGAGAGTCTTTATCAGGAATACGCTTCTGATTTATAAACCAGTCTTTGTAGTCTATACTTTGTAGTTCCATTATTTTCTATTTGCTAAGAACTCAGCAGCAGCTCCTGATAACTCACCTTTACCTCTCACTTCCACCTTTGCTTCTTCCATGCTTCTTAGCTTATCAACCACCTCTATTAATGCTAAATAGTTCTTCATTGTCTCTTGAACAAATTTACCTTGAGCTTCTATAGAGGCTATTACCATTGGTAACATTCCTCCTTTAGCTGTAGGTTTCCACTCAATCCTATCTTTCAATTCATGTAGTGGGTTAGCATTCACATAAGCTTTCCATGAAACGAGTTGTGACTCAGCCCATTCAAGCTCTG